CAGCTTTCTTGATTACAAGACAGTCCTTGTAGTGAACTCTCTCAACACTCGCCACATAATTTATGTGCGGCGATCCTAAACTACTGTACGTTGTTACCGCACTTATCAAAATCAATAACGCCATTCTTACACCCTCCCAAGCATTTCTTGAACTTCATTTTCCCTAGAATCAGGGTAATCTACTTCGTGACAATCACACTTTGGACAGTAAATCATATCCGCCTTACGCTTGATGTAGTCATCATCGCAACAACAGTCCCAATAACTACGGTTCAAAAAGAATCCACCGTGTTCTTCTAACTCATCACCCTGTACATTTAACATTTCATCTCCTCAACTTCTGCACCAGGCAGGTCATACTTGTTAATCCAAGCAACACTTTCTGAACTTTCTTCATGAACAATGTACCCTTCAGGGTACTTCATGATTTCAGCAATCGTCTCACCACTCTTCTCAATCCATCCCTCATGCAACCTGTACCACTTGCCACCACGTAATATCTTGTAACTCTTCTTCACATCCGATTGCAAAGTCTCCGTTACTACGAGGAGCTGAACACCACCTTGTTTGTATAACCTACGCCCTAACATAAATACTTCCCATCCAAATACTTATAAACAAAAGCCTTCTCACTTTCTAGCAAGTATGGATACATCCCTTTGTTCTTTGAGAACTCATTTAACGAAATGATGTTGACTAAGAACTCGTTCACAAATCCTTGTTCCTCCATCTTATCCTTAACCCATGACTCGAACACACGCGCCCCTATCTCCCTTTTTGTTGCCCAGTAAGCCTTACTTCTGGACTTGTCCATGCGTTGGCATCGGTCAAGGAAAGAACGTGGCACATAGCCCATTACTTGCGTTGAATACTGGTCATCTGTATCCATGCTGTGGAAAAGCTCATGCGCCAACGACCCAGCCCCTGTTCGTTTTGTGAGATTGATTACATGATTTGTGGGTTCGTAATGGGCTGAAGCCTTACGACCAGCTCCACGATCCCCAAACGCAATGCCCAAGCCTTCCAATGGCAACTTACCAATCAAGGCTTCCAAGTCGCATAAGGCAACAAACGTTTTCTGTAAGAAATTTCTGCGCTCAGTTTCTGAAACCCAATCCCCGAACTCGACTCCACGGAAAGGGAATGTACGGTGAAAACGCTCAACTGTCAACCCATCTAACTCCCACTTATCCCAAGTGTTTATGCTTTCTGAGTCAGTTCGTACATCAGAGTCAGACACGTTATCCTGTTCTTTTATTATGTCCCAACGAACACACAACTCAGCATAACCATCATCTGAGTACAAATAATTCTGGCATTCCTTGAAACTACTCCCCTCAAATAACCTGCGGTGAATACTATCACCCTTTTTGCTTATGAAACACACACCAGTGGAGGTGTGTCGGTAACAAGTGAACTGCACAGGCTTAACAACTCTTGGCGTTTTTACTGTAGCAACTTTACGCGCCACGTTTCTTGTTACAGGTGGCAACGCTTGCCCAAAATTTTCGATCTTACTCATTTTTGTAACTCCTAGTTAATTAGCCCTACAAGGAATTTGTAGGGCTTTGGGTACTTATTCACCAATCAATTCATCTACCCCATACACTACACCTGATGGTGTTATGTACATGTAATTTGACCATGCAGTGGTCAAAACGTAGGTAATCAAGGGCAATAGGTGCATGTAGTTCCCCACATTCCTCAAGTGCACAGTGACAGCACCATCAAGGTTAATTGTTCCCACAATATCCTCGTAGCAGTACAAGATAGCCACGTCTTCTTTTACTCGTTTAGCATATAACATTGTTATTCTCCAAGTTTTTACCAGTCACTTCTAAAATAGTAGTGGTTCTGCTCTGTATAGCTAACGGTTAGTGACCTGCTCCAAACCAAGTCCCAATCAACTGCACACTGAAAGGCTGGTGACATCGCTTCAAACTCGTCATACAGCATACTTTGAGCAAATGATCTATCTGACCCAAAATGCCCACGACAAGCCCTATTTATCTTGTCGAATTGGATTCCCAGTTCGTAGCCTGCCTCAGCCTGCTCATAGCTGGATTCTTCAACTACTTTCATAAATTCCCAAAAGTCTGGGTCTAACCTGCCATCATTCCACATTCCGTCTGGGACTTGGAACACGCTCAGGACCTCGTGGTCTTCACCTACGTCCTCAATAAATTCTTCGTAATCGAAGAATCTCCAAAGTTCGATTTCACCTTTATCTTTTACTTCACACGATGGAACAAACATAAATATTCTCCTATTAAATTGAAAGTTAATTATTGACCACCAAAATAAACACACTCATCAGATTCCCAATCCCTTACACGCAATGTGTTTGGGATTACAAGGATGTCTTTCACAAATTCGCCATCAGCATCTGAACACCAAGCAAAATACTGGTTGTCATCCCCATCCGTGAAATCTGCCCATATGTTGGTGATTTCCCACCATACTTCACCATCAAAAGCCTCAACGAAATACTCGTTGTGGTTAGGCTCGAATCTTAGGTCAACAAGTGCTTCATCATGCGCTGTGGCTAGGATTTCCATCGCCACCAAAAAGTTTAATAGTTTTTTCATCTCAATACTCCGCTACGCTGATTGTTTGTATGTCAACATTGAAATTAGTTGCAGCTTGTTTGTAAATGTCATACAAACGAAGGCATGTGTAGTTGACCTCAGCACCCTTCCTGCAAATTGCAAAAGCCTCCCCAGTTATAAACCGAAGTTTCTCCGCCCCACTACACATTACAACAAGAACTTCCCCTTCAGGAACATACGCCATCACTTCGTCCCAAGCAAACTCAATCTCGTCACCATCCTCATCTTCCGTGCTGTAGTTGAAATCACCATCCGTGTCGTTTGATGGAAAGAACGCCCATTTATCATTTTCGCCTTGACTCATCTCAATACCAAAAGGCGAAACAATCGCTTCCACTGCTTCAACGTCTGTGATTGAAACATAATTACTTCTTGCCGCACCGTACCAATTAGCCATGATATAACTCCAATTTAAATTTAAAGTACCCTTTGGGGTACTTCCTACAGAATGTAGGGCGTAGTCCCCCTGTCACAGGGACTAAACTCTAAACTCTAAACTCTAAACTTTAAGATGAAAGGCACTCATATTCTTCATGTTTAAAAACAGCCCTGTGTTCTTTAATCCACTTTTTAATAGTCGTCTTTGAAGCGTACATCTTACCGTTATTCGTAATGATGTGACGTAACCCATCAATAATGACTACAGCGTAGAACTTTGTACTGATCGGGTCTTTTGATTCCCCAACTGTTTGGGAGATTAAATGCGTTCTCATGACTTTTCCCCTTTAATCAATAACGCTACACTCGTCCAATCACGGGTACTTTTCCCTCCAACACTCCAGCTTGTGACATCTTCTATTTCGACTATTTCTTTCCAGTCGTAAATGGTGATGACTCGGTTATCATCCTGAAGAACCCACTCCACACGGGACTTGTCACCATCTTCTCCTATTATTTCTGGATAACCAAAATGATTGACTATGTCCAAGAATGAAGCATGCAAAACACCTTGCTTTGATGTACCCGATGGGTCTAACTCGTTATTAACTTTTAGCATGATAATTCTACCTGAGCAGTTACATTAAACAGGTCAGCGCATCCTTTGATTTCAAAAGAATCGCCATTTATTAAATTGGCGTACTTGTATTCAGAATATGCTAAGTCGTATATGTACTCATGTATCTCAGACATATCGTCATAACTCATGGCGTACCACGCCGTTTCAGTCCAGACAAAGATTCTGCCCTTTGGCTTGTCAACTACATATGATGCTGTCCGCTTGATTACTTCTAACACGTATTCTGGAAGATTTGTGTATTCACTCACACCTAAATATACTTTGCTCATCTTATGCTCCTACGAAAAATTTGTTTCCTAGCGATACTAGGCTCTTGAAAATATGACCATCAATGTTCTGATTAGCATAATCAGTCCAATTCGGATAGTCCTTCGGGTTGTACTTGACAGGTCTGTTACTAGGTACTACAGGGTGCTCTAAAATCTCAATCTTACTGCACGCAATCCAAGCCACAACACTCTTGTTCGCGCCTTCGTAAATCTTTCTAGCTCCACCCCTACGATTAACCAACCTGCAATTCGTCAACTTCACCTGCACTTTAGCAGGGTCATGATGCTCAACAAGACCCGTCACCGTATCCTTGACCTGAATCATCTTGTGCTTACCATCAACCTTCGATAAGTTAAACCTAACCAATATCGTGTACATTTTCCACCCCCATTAAATCAGCCTGAATCTTCTCAAACTTAATCTGCTTGTGTTCTAACCCATGCACATCAATCACAACATTCGCCGTGACTCCATCACATATACCACAGGTGATGCAGTTGATTTCTTTGTCCTTCTGATTCGGACACACCACTTCACCTACCATGACTGCCATGGCTGGTAACTTCACACGAAACGTCTTCCAACCCATCTGCTGGGCTTCTAACGCCTCTTTCTCAGTGTCGGCTGATGCTTGTATCAGTTTTGAGAAACGCTGGTCACACGTCCTCCACTGATGCGTATATCCCGCATGACCCGTTGCAGCGTTCCGAATTTCATCGCATCGCTCATATCCCACAACCACAGGGTCTCCCCATAACCCAAACCGCACAAAGCGGTTTTTGAAATGACGCATCTTTACTTGCTCAACGTAATTCGTCCCTGTTATAAAACTTTTGAACATCGCAATCAAACCACGTTTATCAACATAACACGAGGTTTTACGATGCTTACAGTCATAGCATACAGCAACATCCGCATCTTCTTCAAAAAAGTTGAGCGGGAAATACCCGATTTCGATGGCAGGAAATCCTACCTTCGCGTTGCCATACATCTTGAATAGTTCAATGAACTCTTCACCATTGTATGGCGATGCCGCTTGAATTCCTCTATAATTTTTTACTGCCATGATATTACTCCTGTTAATTTGTGGTTAGGGCGTAGTTCGTACCTACGCCCTTCTTAGTTAAATGTCCCAAACGCACTCAGCGTCTAAATCAAATTCTTCTTCTTCGAGGTCAGGCTCATAATCCTGTTCAACTTCGTCTTCGTCTGGATAGTCAGGCTCAGACATGTTGTCGTAAATGAACTGCGCGTCTTCAAAACTCATAACTTATTCTCCATTCCAATCTGTACACGAGTGATTGCCAATTTCTTAGTCAATAACTCAACCATTAACAATGCCTTTTCAAGCTCAATTTCGAGCATACGAGCTTCCAACTCCAACACACTAGGTTGTTGGGTTAATCCGTAATTACTCATAATGCCTCCAAGATTTGCATGTACACAGCTTTTTTGCTCATGTAATACTCGTAATTCTGCTCATGTGGAGCGAAATTGCCCCACATGTTGATTGAACGATTACGAAGTATGTCCTCAGCAAGACTATTCTCAGAGTAATAATCAATGAAACCATGCAGGTTATAGTGGGCTATGAACCCAGGGCAAAGATACACAAAGTTGTAACCCGTCTTGTTCAGTTTACTGATGTCCTTGCAAGCCGCAATCACGTTTTTCGCAATTTTACTCTGTTGCGATACAGAAATTGGTTCGATACTCATTTTATACTCCATTCAACGTCAATCTTTATCCACTTGTCAGAGCCTTCAGCTCTGCAAAGCAGCGTCTTGTTTGATACAAGGTAATTCCCAAAACGAAACGGGAACAACCCTTTGTACTTAACTTTCGTGCAATACCCAGCTGACTCTAATTCGCTTTTTGAAGAAATCACATCGAAAAGAAGATGGTGACGATACTCACCAATAATTTCCCGTTCCCCTATCACTAAGAGAATAGGCAACGCAATAACTTTGTACTGCGTATGGTCAAACATATTTAATTCTACATAATCAGATAACTTAATCATTTCTAACTCCAAATAATCAAAGTACCCTTTGGGGTACTTCCTAACAGAATTGCTAGGCAGTAAGGCACACAAAACTTGTTCGTATGCCCTAGAACCTATCTACTCATCAAATCCATACTCATCACGCAACTCAATCGCTTGAGCAAGAATTTCAGACTCAGAACCCTTCTCGTACTGAATCAAATACTCAAGCACAATTCCCAAATGTGTTCTCACAAACTCGCTCTGCCACTGCACATTCCAAATGTGCCTCACAATTTGAATACTATTCCAAATGTGATTTGTTGTCGGATTCTGCTCAAAATCCTCCCCCTCAAATGCAAGGTAATCAAGCAAATTCGCTACCCTCGTTCTATTACAAGGCATCGTCAACGTTGGTGTCTTAATTAACTGAACCCAATTATTCTCTGTCAAGTCGTACTTCTCATCTTCCCAATCAATACCCGTTTTACCATCAGGTAACACACCACGCAAATCAGTGATGTGTCCTTCCCACTTCGATTGGTGCAACAACCACAAGGGCGCAACAAACTCATGAATTACACCCAAGTCTTCATCTTCAATCAAAGTCATGTAACCTAATCGGGTTAATTTTTCTATGTTAATCATTTCTAACTCCAAATAATAATCAATGTACCCCAAAGGGTACTTCCTACAGGATGTAGGTCGTAGTTCACCTGTCACATGAACTAGAATCTAAACCCTATTTACTCAACTCTTCCCACAATAAATTCCATCGAGCAGGACTCAACCCGTTACCCCAATCCTCTTCCGTCAACTTGAAAAAGAAACTCGTGTTCACACAAAAGATGTCCATTGTCCTTCCATCATTCGTAACCCTAACTATATGTGCAGGGTTAATCAAATGGATACTGCCATCGTTCATTTCTACTTTAATCATTTCAATACTCCTGTGGTAATAAAATCGTGGTGACACTTCTGTCCCATTCCGTGATTACCCACAAGCGAACCCCTTTATGAATGTACACCGACATTACCCTGTCTCCATGCTCAACTGCATCGTCATTCGTCTGTGCATCCTCTTCGCACACAGCTCCCCAATCACCATTCACATGGCGGGACAACAAATGTAACAACTCAGAATACTCAAATCCCATAGCGTCAACGCCACATGTCAATACTACCTGCCCCAAAGTAATCATTTTATTCTCCAAGTTACACAAACATTCGTAAATACGACTGCGCGTCATTATCATAATTTAATAAATCAAACTTCAATTCCTCAACATGACTTGAGCAGTCAAGGAAAGACCTGAAAACCTTACTTTGCATGGTAAAACTTCCAATATTCGTCTTTAGTGACAAATAACCACGATAGATAATCCCACCGTCTACACACTTATCAGCACTGAAATACACAATGCCTTTCACTGTTTCACTCATTCTTCGTAACGTCATCTTTAACTCCAAATAATAATCAATGTACCCCAAAGGGTACTTCCTACAGGACGTAGGACGTAGTTCACCTGTCACATGAACTAAATCCTAAACCCTATCGGAGAATGTACCCAACCAATGACTCAAATCTTTCCGCTTCACTTCTGTCTGGCAAGTGATGGTCATACCACTTGTTCAAATAAGCAGTCACCTCTCCAACTCGCATTCCTTCAACACTTCTCGCGTTGTTGAAAAATGTTGATAACCCAACATGAATTATTTGTGCTTCAAATGTTTCTTTTCTCATGACTAACTCCAATTATTTAAGCGTACCAAAATGGCACGGCAATACAGTCATATAATCCAACCGTATTACCCTGAAATTTCAAGTCATGCAAATTCTATACTTCCACCCATTCAGTCGTATATCCATCACACGGTATGCACATCCAAGGAATTACTGGCAACATACTGCGAGCCGTTTTTCAATGATACCCTACCTGCTCGCTGAGGGCTTGGCTTAATAAGCCACCATTGACGCTATCGCCAATGGCTTTGTGTTTGTCTTGTGTAAAATACCTAACGTCCTGTTATTAAAATATCTCCTGCTCCCAACTACATAATACCTCTGGCGAAGTATTTCTCCTGCCAACTTCAAGGATTGCTCCCACGATTCCATATCCTTATGCGGTACAAGTGGCTGACGCTTCACCCACTGATACTGTCCCTTCTCATGAATTACTTTACATACATTAAGTAACTTCGGATTAACTCTACTGCCTGACCGAGAATGACCGTCTACAAGCCTGTCTGAGGCACGATTCAAAGTTACAGCCGTCACTATATCAAGTTGAGCTGAAACAGGCTGTGAACGGCTCTCATGCCATATTACGGATGCCAAACACGTTTGTTGAGCGGTGGCGGCGTGTATATTCATTGACGCAAGGAGAAGAATTAGATATTTCATTGTTTTTCCATCTGTTGAGTTGAATGGATTTTATCAAATGAAACTTAATCAATGGTTAAGAGTTCAAGGAGGATTAAAAGCTCTTGCAAGGATTCGTGAAGCATGATGTGTAAATCATCCATGAATACTTCTCCAAGCAAGAAGACATATCAAGGATACCAAGGACAAAGAGAAGACTACTGCTAAAAGACCGTTTATTAACATTTTAAGCCTCACACGCTGGGTTGTTGGATGCAGACCCTTTTGCATGGCTCGTGAGGAAAGCTGTAACGGATTGGAGTATTGCGTACATTGGGCGGTTCATGTGTATGTCCTATTAGATGGTTCAAAGTACCCTTTGGGGTACATGGTGAGGGAGGATTAAGTTAATCCTATGCCCTATGACCTTGTGAGTGGGGAGGATTAAGTTAATCCTATGCCCTATGAGTTGTTTCGCCTTAGACGACAGGCTCATCAGTGCTATCAAGAATAGCAGACAACTTGCACACACTTGAGTTACATCTGTCAAGTTTTATATATTTTACAAAACAATATTTTTAATATAATTTTCTGACAGGGGTCTCCCCCTATTTAATTGCAACTTTACTGAACACGACTGGTGGGCAGGGAGTGCGGAAAAAGGGGGTTATATTATATATATATAAATATAATTATTTTTTTTTTTATAAAGTAAAGGTCTGTCATAGGCTCCCTTTTTGATTCTGACACCCACTCTGCGAAAACCACATTTGTTGCTTAAAAACAACTATCCAGTGGTGGTGCGGCTTGCAGCCATTTTCCCACTTTTCCTACAAAAGTAGGGGAGACCCCTGTCAAAACGTTATAGAGGAATACATAGAAATATAATTCTATTCTTCTTGACAGATTTCAAATAGTGTGCATTCACCTCTCAAGTGGTTTTGTTCCCATCTTGACCCGCCACACCTTGATTCAGCCCATAAAACACCTGTAAATTATACAATTATATATAAAATATATACTTTACAAGAGTCTCAAATTCCGCAACCGTTGCACTAACCCGCTCCGCGCTGGCTTTTCTTGAGTGAACCCCGCGCCAAAGTACCCCAAAGGGTACATCGTACACCCTAGATTACATTTTGCCTCGCCTGTCACATAATGAAGGTTCGTACTGAAGTGTGAAACTGTTACGAAGGGTCTCCTAAGTAACACTCCCACACCCATAGTAAGGTTATATAAAACGTGAACGTCCGTCCACATTCTTTATAAATGCCCCATTTGTATCTTTAAAGGGAATCCTGTTGTGTGGAACCAACAAGTACCCTTTGGGGTACTTATAAAACGTAACACTTTGTTTCTGGTGCTTCTGGGAATCTTTCCTGATACATGATTTCGTGAGATTGGGCGTATGTGTCCCAGCCAAGAAAAGCCACAGCTCTTTCAGTATCAATCAGGTGCAGGTCGTTTAGACCTTTTGCGCCGACCATTGCTAGAGCTTCCATGATAGGATGCCCCTCCACGAGTGCGGCTTGTACTACGTCAGCCGCTGTTGCTGAAAACTCTTCATACTGCTGATATACTACTGATAATTTTTGCATAAATAATTCCTGTTGTTTCGCCTTGAACTGAAGGCTCATCAGTGCTGTTTAAATCAGCAGACAACACGAAGTACCCCGAAGGGTACTTCATTTAATCAAAGTCCTAAAACCCCATTTTGCAATCTAAGACCTAGTTTTCTTTGGAAATCATTTTGATAAATGTAACCTGTGAAGTATGTTTTACGAGTTACTGCCCACTCGAAAGGATAAACTGTTTTTACTTGCATAAATAATTCCTGTTGTTTCGCCTTGAACTGAAGGCTCATCAGTGCTGTTTAAATCAGCAGACAACACAAAGTACCCCGAAGGGTACTTCGTTTTAATCCTTACGCTTACGCTGTAGCAGATTGTTTTTCTGATACAAGAGCGTTAATTCTATTTTGTAATTCAATCAAATCGTTGATTTCAAGAGTTGCCGCCGCGTTGAACACTCTATCAACCATAGAGACTTCTTGCGTTTTATTCACTTCACCTTCACCACCTTGAGCGGTTTCGGTTTCGGTTTCTTTTTCAGATTTAGCTGAAGCATAGATTGCTTTCATTACCCAGCTATTATCAACCCAGTCACCCCATTTGATACCTGAAGCTGTTCCTTTTTCACGTTGTAAGCAAGAAGCCGCGTCTTCAAAAGGCAAAAATGTTAAGTCTTTGCCAAAAGTTGCGCGTTGTTTTGAAACTTCATGAAAAAAGCGTTTTGAACAGTCACTGACAAAAGTAGCATCGAAGCCTAAAATTAAGGCTTGCGCTTCTAACGAGTTGAAGTATTCGCTAACGTCAGCTTTTGACGCACCACGAATAAAAGAGGCTAAAACAATACCCGCGCTGTTGCCCATGATTGAGGCGTTGACAATGTTGCCGATGTTTTGGGTTGTTGCTGTAACTTGTTTAAACTCTACGCCGTCAGACTCTAAGCTGTGAGTGTTAAACTCAGATTTTACAGCTTGAGCTAATTTGATGATTGTAGATGTTTTAGTTAAATTTAGAGTTGACATTTTAAATTCCTTAATAAAGTTATTGAATCAAGCATACGGAATGCACGCTTGACGCAATAACCTTGTTCCTAGCAAGGTTATAACGTAATTTAAAATTTAAAATCTATAATCACTAAGTGTCACCAAGTACCCCAGGGGGGACTTGCCAAAGTGAAGTTGTGAGCATTAGAGTCCGCCTTACTACCGAGGTCGGGTGATTCTAAATCGTGGGTTTTTACCTTTACTAATTCCTAACTGGTACTTCTACCAAAGTCGTACAACATTGACGCGGGAACTTTCAATTTTACTGCGATAAATCAACAGGCACACTCTTCCACACTCTCACGATAACCAAGCCTTCAAAATGTTTATCTACTTTAAAACGGTTTGTTGTCGAACCCGCCCACGAAGTTTAATTCTATAGGCGTAGCTCTCCCGCTAAATTTCAATCATTATTCTATGACGTATCCGATACACCACTCTATGCCCTATTCAATATATTCTAGGCATTACTTGACCTTTGTGACTGTTACCACCCATTCCGTATTAGGCGATTCCACGCATTCATGCTCTCTCAAAGAGGTACTCGTGGCTGTCCTGACGACTAATTACCCAGCAGATTTTATAAGCCTTAAAAGCTGGTTCGTTACGCATAACTTACCATTAAAGCCGTTTTTCAGTCAGTTCAACCCTAGCACTTTCAGATTGCCTGCGTTTGATGCAAAGACAAGTATTCTGTGACTTGATTAACCCGTTTTACAAAGTACCCCAAAGGGTACTTTCAAGACGGTACTTGTTCGCTTGCCTTGACAACATCGTGCTTATCACGCTTCACAGCGGACGATTCAGGGCGTAGCTATCCAAATTTTTAAAGAGCGTTTATGACTTGCCAAAAAGATTTTATGCGTGCCTTTCCATTTTATAAGGTCGCAACTTTTGCTCGATTTTTGACAAAGGGAAAAATGACTAAGGCTTGTTCTGCTTGCCGTTTCGTTTAACTTGTAATCATTATAGCTTTACGGGTGCATACAATATACCTACTGACCTGTTGTTAGGCATTATTATGTTGATCAACAAAATTTTCCAAATCTCACTTTTCAACCTTACAACCTGAGTGGTTATACCCACACTCTAGCTTGTTGGTTGACATACTTAAAACGTAGGGTATAATCCTACACTTATGAAGAACCTCCAACTGTCTATACCTGATGTAATTGATTACCTTGCGCTCCATTTCAAATATGCGGAGCATGCAGACCGTAAGCGATTGGCTGATTTAATCAATGTCCCGTATGGTGAGTCTGAAAAGCCACCAGGATTTGAGTTGGGACAGCCTATTGATATGTTGGTTGAGGTACAGGAGCAGATGCAGATGGTTCGTTTGTTACGTGCACAGATTACATCATTGGGTGCAAACGCGAATCCGAAGGATTTACAGGCGTTGGTGTCTACGTCTACGTCATTGTTTGCTATGTTGACGAAGTATTCAGACCAGATGATCAACCAGGAACGGATTAAGAAGATTGAGTTGTCTGTGGCAGCAGCTATTAAGACGTTGGATTTAGAAGTACAGGAGGCTTATTTTGACAACCTTGAGCGTTTACTCTCCGAGTAGACTAGTAACGCAAGTATCTTCGTTCCTGATGAGGGGAATTGACGTTACTGCAATCAAGAAGCATGCTGACTTATTAGAGTTAGTGAAATCCACACCTTGGGAAACTGAGCAAGTGATGGGTTATTTGAAGAGCCAACCCGAGACGTGGGTTGTTTTACGAGATGGTACACATCCCTGGTATGAAATAGCCAAATGCGGCGCAAATTCATTACTTAGGCATACGCTAGAGGTAGAACAACCTGTGTTCCTTGTCAACTTGAAGAGTCGTTGGCTCCTCATATTGGAGGATGGCGAATTAGTTCCAGCCATATTCTTATTCACTGACGAGGCTCGGGATGGGATTGCGGTATCTTTTTATAGAATTTTTGGTGGGGCGGCGATCTCACCTGAGTGGATGAAAACGATGAATGGGCTGATTCAGGTTGTACTTGATATGAACCCACCGTTTGTACCAGAGCTTGAAACACCTTCGCCTTACGCTGATATGTATAGAGTACGTTATGGATGACATCGAAAAATCTCAAGAGGCGCAGTTACGCGACACAGAAATAGCGATACGTGTCCAGTTAGGGAATGCGCGTTACGTATTGTCTGATGGAATCTGTGAGGACTGTGGTGAAACGATACCTCCTGAGCGTGTGAAAGCCATTAACGCATCAATGTGTATTGAGTGTGCGAAGCTGGAAGAGGCAAGGATGCGGAAATGGATAAGATAAGCCGTGAGTTTTTAAGCAGATTACGTGATACTGTAGCAAGAACGTCCTCTTTAGGGCGATTATCTGACTGGTTAGTCCAAAATACGTCATTAAATGGCTCAAAGTTCTCATTTTTAGAGCATGAGTACCAAATACCCATCATAAACTCGAAAAGTCCCAATCAAGCGGTAATTAAGCCCTCCCAGTGTGGATTATCTGAAATGTCTGCACGTCTTGTACTAGCGTTCTTAGCTGTGCAATCAGATACGACTGCAATGTACATACTACCTACGGTAAGTGAAGCATTGAGGTTTTCTAAGTCCAGAATTGAGCCAATTATCCGAGATAGTAAGTATTTGTCTGGAATTATGCAGGCAGGTAATGATAACGCGGCGTTTAAGATGCTTGGTACGTCCCAATTACACATGAGTGGGTCACAAAAGGCAGTTATTTCGGTTGCCACGGATTTTCTTGTGATTGATGAGATCGATTTCTGTAATGCTGAAAATTTAGTTACTGCGGAATCTCGATTAACTCACTCAAAGTTCAAGAATGAGGAATTAAACGTGCGTGGAATACGTAGACAGTTATCAACACCTTCCTTAATAGGGGTGGGGATTTCTGCTATGTTTGAGCAGTCGAATAAACAGTATCGTTTAGTCAAATGTAAGCATTGTGGTGAATGGTCAAACCCATCATTCCTTGATAACGTGGTCGTGCAGGGGTATGACAGAAGCATGCACGAAATTTCGTATGTAGACGTACTTGATTTGGATGAGAGAGGTCTTTTATCTACTGCCCAGTTACTATGCCCTAGTTGTAAAAATGTCATAACGAAAGAAAACCTACAGCCTGATTACCGTGAGTGGGTAGCAGAAAACCCAAGCGTTAAGCACACTGAGGGCTTTTCTGTAAACCCATTTGATTTGCCTGAGTATCATAGTGCAGAGTCAATCCTGAGAAAAAGGATAAACTTTATGGAGGAGCAAGGGCATTTTTACAACTTCGTCCTTGGCTTACCGCATGATTCTTCGAGTAACTCAATTTTACCAAGTGCTGTTCGGGACAACACAACGCTTAATCCTGTAATGCCAGGAAGTAATGTAAATGGTTGTGTAGCTGGGCTTGATATAGGTAAAACGTCATGGCTGTTAATTGGCAAGCCTATGAATGTGAATGGTGTTGAAGAACTTCATGTGATATGGGCGGAGCAAATACGTGTAGACGGTAACAATGTAGATAACTTGTTTCTCACAGTGGTTGAGCGGTTTAAGCAGTTCAATGTGGTACAAGCGATAATAGATAGTGCGCCTTTCTGGGATACCGTGATTAAGATTCAGCACCAGTTTCCTGACGGTATGGTAATGCCTGCTATGTACACGTTAACAGATAGAAACATGCCATCACACAAGGTGAATGAGAGTGACTGGATAGTTAGTCTTAATCGGACTAAGTCCCTAGACTTTCTTGTGAAGCAGGTGAATACAGGTAAGGTTAAGTTTGCTTCTTTCCCAGAGAATGAAACATTATCAAAACACTTACAAGGTATGAAGCGTGTTGAGAGAACGGATACGGAAGGAAAGTTAACGGAGAAGTGGCAAAAGATTTCAGCTGATCATTATTTCCACGCATTGAACTATTTACAAATTGCAGGCAGCATGGTGGAAACTGGAGCCTACACAAATTTCAGTCCCCGTGCTACAATAGCGCAAGCGTTTGTGGGTAAACAGTATAAAAATCAGGATGGTAGAAGTTAATGGCAAATACAATAGATACAACGGTTAAAGTAAAAAAGTTAGTAGTAGGTGTACAAACACCAGATGTAACAACAGGTAAAACTGGTGGAGCAAAGTTAACAAATACGAATACGAGTTATTTTAACAAGGATGTGTCTCAGTTAAGGGCTTCTGGAAATGAGCTTGAGGCTATTAGACAACTGGCACGGACGAATCCTGACGTATCCGCAACTGTTTCAGCGATGGTACGGATTGCAAACTCGGGACTAAGTTATAGGGTCTACGATGCAACGCATCAGTTATCCCCAGAAGGGTCAACGCTATTACGCTCTATTCTCAACCGACTAGAAACCCAGTTTGATTACACTACGGGGTATGACGGTAGACAGTCAATCGCAGGTGTTTTGGAAACGTTACTACGAGGAGTGGTACTGACAGGGTCATGTGCTGCTGAGTTAGTCTTGGACAAAGCAAGGTTGCCTTACTCACTAAAGCCAGCATCTACTGAAAAGATGCAGTTTGTAGTATCAACCAAAGCGGACGGAATTACACAAAACTTGATTCCCAGATACTCATCACAGAAAGGAAACATCGACCTTGATGTTCCGACTTTCTTTTATGCTGCGTTAGACTTTGACCCCACAACGGCGTACACATATTCCCCAATCGAGCCAGCAATCAACTCAGCGATATTCCATGCTGAAGTTGTGCAGGACATTCGCAGATCTGTTGAACGCTCAGGTCATAGTCGGTTAACAGTTAAAATTAACTATGAAGACATTATCAAATCAGCACCTGCAGCAGTGCGAGGTGATGCGGATAAATTAGAGGCATGGGTTGAATCAGTACGCCAAAGTGTGATTAGTGAGATTGAGAAACTATCTCCTGAAAGTGCAATTGTCACGTTCTCTAACATTGAGACGGATTACTTGAATTCACAGATAGGTGCGTCAGGCGATTACACGGGCTTGGTGGGTATTATTGACTCTATCCTTGCAACTGCATTGAAAGTACCACAATCAGTCATAGGCAAGGGCACAGGCACGCAGAATACCGCATCAACTGAAAGCTTATTATTTATCCAGCAAGCGGCTGGAATGCAGCAACCTGTTGAGACGGTTTTATCAAGAGCTTTGACTCTAGCATGCCGACTAATTGGGTTTGAGGGGTACGTAGTAGCCAAGTTTAATTCAATTGCGCTACGTCCGAAAGAAGAGCTTGAAAGTTTTAAGATGATGGCTCAAACACGGATACTCGAGCAGTTAAGCTACGGGTTTATTTCTGATAGTGAAGCAGCAGCTATTTTAGGTACGGGTGAATTGTCAGCAGGATTCAAGCCTTTATCAGGTACGCAATTCTTGAACAACCAAACACAAGACATTCTTAAAACTAACACAGACGCTAATCCTGCTACGAAACAATCGAGTACGAATAAAGCACCTAAGTCGGCGGGTGGAAATAATAAGGTTAAGCCTTAATTATCCTGTTGACTTGACGAAACTTCTGGTATAATGCGTGCAAATGGAAAGTAAACACTTCAAAACAAAAGAGTTATCCTGCCACCACTGTGGAGTTAATGGGGTAACACAAGAGTTATTAGTCCTTCTCGAATCAATCAGAGAGAAGCTAGGGGAACCGATTTTCCTTACATCAGCATACCGTTGTGAAGTCCATAATAAAAAATGCGGTGGAAAACCTAAGTCACAACACCTATTAGGTAAAGCCGCTGACATCCACATAAAGTCAAAATCCCCCAAACAACTTGCTGCGTTTTTAGAGAAGAACTTTAAAATCGGCGGTATGGGAATCTACCCCACTTTCGTCCATGTTGACGTTAGAAAATTCAGCTCCAAACCCATCCGATGGTAGACAGAATCGTTTTGGAAAGTTTGATCAAAGACATTCTGGCGGAACAGCAACCAGTCCCACAGCCTAGCGTGTGGGAAAAGATCAAAAATAAACTTTCAGAGCAGGGATCGCAGAGAGGCATATTTGCTATTATCCCGTTCATCGCCACCCAATTACACTTTCCTGCAGAAGACATGGTAGCAATACTCACGTTCTTTTTAGGTGTAATGGGTGTTCACAATTTCATTACAGAGGGTTAACCCATGCACGATGGATTCTCACTAGACACAGAATTTATGTCAGAACTAGCAATCGGAACAGTTGTAGCAATTTTAGCCTGGTTTATCAATACGGTTAAGTCAATGGCTACGGATAAAATCGGGGACTTAGACCGTAAGCATAAAGATAATTCCTCACGGATTGATAAGCAGGGTGAGAAAATCCAAGAGATGAAGACGGACTTGGAGATTCTTAAAACAACTAGTATCAAACGAGAAGATTTAGACAAAGTATTCAATGGGTTGCGTGAAGAATTAAAGGAAGACATTGACTGCTTATTCACACGAGTTCATGAACGCATGGACAATTTATATATGGCAGGAAGGTCTAATGATGCACCACATAATTCACAAGTTGAAAGAAGACTTGTTGCAAGAGACGAGAGTTAAGCACTGGATGTTAAGTCAAGGATTTGTGATATAATGAACACAGTACAGCTAGGGAATGCAACCCGAACAGGTAAACCAGATTACCTTGCTGTGCTATCTTTTTATTCTGGTAGATTTGGTTCTGGAGAATCTGAAATGACAAAAGTTTGTACAACGTGTAAAGAAGTTAAACCTGAAGCTATGTTTTATAGAGCAAAGAAATATAGGGACGGTAGACAACCAAAGTGTGTATCTTGCTGTCAACAGTATAACAAAGATAATAAAGAGCGCATTCAATCCCAGCGAAAAGAGTACTACGCAGAACACCGAGAAGATATTCTTGCAGAAAAACGGGATTATACAAAGAATAGTGCCTCAAAAATCGCAGAAAGAAAGAAGAAGTATTATCAAGAAAACCCAGAAAAACTAAAAACCATCCGAGACCGCTCATCCGAAAAAGTAAAAGCTAAGAGAGATGCTGCTAGAAAAGAAAAGGATAAGATCACACCTAAACCAGCAGAAGGGCATAAATTCTGTACTGTATGTAACGTCGAGCAACTGTTAAGTAATTTCCAACGGAACAGGACAAAACCACTGGGAGTGAACAGCGAATGTAAAATCTGTAGAAAAACTTACATGGCTAACACTAAAGAACGGACTGAGGAAACTCGCAAGAAATGGGTTCTAGCCACTAAAGATGCAAGACTAAAGTACGATAGTGAATACAGGAAGAAACGCAAAGAGAGTGACCCCTTGTTCAAGTTTAAACTCCAGACTAGGTCTTTCATACATGACGCTCTTAGACGGAGCGTGGTCGCAAAGGGAAGCAGTACGGAACAAATTCTTGGTTGTAGTTATCAAGAGCTGATGCAGCATTTAGAGGTCAGTTTTCAACAAGGGATGTCATGGGAAAATCGGTCAGAATGGCACATTGATCATAAAATACCCTTAGCTTCAGCTAAAACAGAAGAAGATGTAATCAGACTAAACCATTACACAAATTTACAGCCACTTTGGGCTAAAGATAATTTACGAAAAGGATCAAAGATGCCAGAAGTTTATAAAGGAAAAGAATGAACACAGAGATTTGGTTGGGTAGTGAAAACAACTACCGCGAAGTAGAAATAAACCTTGCAAAGATTGAACTGGCAAGTGCGAGTAACTTTGACCCCGCAGACTATGGTCTTTTATCTGTACATGAAGGGGTGGGGGTTATATCCATCTCAGGGTCACTTGTAACAGAAGCCCCAGCTTTCGCAGCCATGTTTGGGGTGATTGGCTATAACGTAATTAAGGACACCCTGATTACAGCCGCGCAAGATCCTGAGATTAAACAAATCCTGCTTAACGTGGATTCTCCTGGCGGCTCGGCTATGGGAATTTCTTCTGTAGCCGCTTTAATCCAGAAGATTTCAAGCGAGCATAAGCCCATCACAGGGTTTGTAGAAAACCAGGCGTGTTCAGCAGGGTATTGGTTATTAAGCTCAACTGATACTGTTCATGCTGAAAGGCTTGCAACAGTCGGAAGCATTGGCTGCATAGCAATTTCGATGCAGTATGTGGGTCGAATGGAACAGGATGGGGTCACTGCAACCGTGATTCGCAGCACCTCGCGGAAGGCAATGGGCTCTCCATACGAGGTATTATCTGCAGAAGCTAAAGCAGAAATCCAAAGTAAGATTGACACACTTTACATGGAATTTAAAACGAACATTTCTCAACTTAGAGGCTTGTCTATGGACACGGCAGATATATGGGGAAATGGCTCAACCCAGCTGGGCTTTGAAGCCCTTCCTTTAGGTCTAGTAGATAAAATCACGACCTTCGAGGAATTAACATCAAGTTTAGTAAAAAAGGTTTCAGCGTCTAGTAAAGATTCTGGTCGAATGAATTTATCAACAGAAGGAAATTGTATGGCACGTAAAAATGTTTTAAGCGATAAATCCGCAGCTTTATTAGCTGCAGGTGTGTCGTTGGAAGCTGCACTTGATGCAGAAGATGAAGTAATAGAACAAGATGTAGTTGAACCAGAAGATGTGCAAGATCCAGAACCTGAAGCTCCAGCTCCAGCGCCTGTAGAAGCATCAGATTTCTTCAAGGCGCAATTAGCAGAATCTAACGAAAAGATGATTTCCTTGATGTTAGATAACCGTGAGATGAAATCAAAATTGGAAACAATCGATGTTACGCACACTCAGTTACGCGCAATTGCAGCAGATTCAATCAATTTACGAAACGTGGGTCTTGGGCGTGGTCGTGTGGATCTCGCTACTGCGAGTGACGAAGTGATTTTGTCTACGTACAGCAACATTAGTAAAGAGTTCAACAACACTTTCGCAGTCGGTAGCTTAACTGAATTAGCTTCTACTGAAAAAGAAAAAGTAACAATGTCAGCGGCTCAAAAGAGAGCGGTTGGCGCAACCAAAATTTAATCAAGGGGAAATAGATGTCAACAGCATATTTTGAAGAGTTAATTGTCACCAGTTCGTGGGAAACCGCAGCAGTTGGTGTAGTTACTTTGGATGCAGCAGGTAAAGGTGCAGGTCAATACACAGGTAAAGACTTAGGTCGTGCTATGAAATTAGGCTTGGTCAGTGGTACTAACGGTTTCGTTGAGTGCGCTTCAGGTGACGAGATTGATGGTTTCTTAGCCGCAATTGAGCCATTTCCAGTAAATGGTGGGATGACACTAGCGTCAATCCAACGTGAAGGTCGCCGTGCAGTTAAAGCAGGCGCTGCAATTGCCTATGGTGCCTACGTTATGGCTGGTACAGCTCCTGCTGTCGGCACGACTGAAACATTAGGCGTAGTTATTACAGACACACATACAACGACACGTGCAAGCTGGCGATATATCCGCAATTTCACAAACTCAAACCCATCAGCTGCTGCGGCGTTGAATGACGTTATCTTAATCGAAAGAATCTAAGGAGAATTCGATGACACAAATTATTGGTAAAAATGGCGCAAGTTATGAAGTAGACATTGCGATGTCTGATTATGCAGATGCAGATGCAAAAGGTATGTCACTTGCACAGCATTTGAATAACAAGTTTGACACAGACGGTGAACACGGTACAGCTTATGAGCAAATCTTGGCTTCAGCGGGTATGTATGTTAAGCAGGATTCGCAGTATGGCATCAAACCACCTACGATGGCATCTATTTTAGATGGCTCGTCTGAAATCAACATGGGTGCGATTACTCGTAACGAAGGTGATGCTCGTAACGGTATCACTGGGCGTATGATGTTCCCAAGTGTTATTTTAGAAATCATGAATGCTAACTTGGTGGAAGATAATACAAGCTACACTGCGTTATTTAACCGTATGGTAGCAAACACGATTTCTGTATCATCAAGCCGTTATGACGTTCCTATGATTGATGTAACAGCCCCACGTGGCGCAGCATCAGCAATGGCTCCGATCTCGCAGAATTCTGAAC